TCCGTGGTCCTATACATTACAGTGATGCTTTCCCTACTCTCAAGTACAACGAGCCAATGATGATTACCATATCAAACCCACAGTTTGTAGGTGTAGTTGCTAGTGATGTAGAGAAAGTCAATGGTAAGAAAGTACAGGATAGCTTAGCAAAAGCGTTCCAAGATTATATGGAGGAGATACATGGCGAAGAAGAGTAAGAAGTTCAACAAGCAGGAAGTTATAGAGGAAGCAGACAAAATGTTTGAGTTCATGAAAGACCCTAAGTTTGTAGCAGGTGAAACTATCACCGAACTACAAGCTGAAGGCTTGAACTCTGTAATTAATTTCATGTCAATACTTATGAGACACGATATGGATAGGATTGCTTTTGAGAACGAAACAGAAAAATACATAAAGAGATTGCTAAGTCTCAACGCATCTATGGCTGCAGGTATGTTGGCTGCGTTTGACATGCTACCACCTGAAGTTGGTAGTGCGTTCTTTAATGCATCTACTAAACATATCATGGAAGACCCTGACCTTGCTAATGAGACACAAGAAGTTCTCAAGATTATGAGAGATAAGGCAGAGAAGTCTGGTAATGATACAGAAGTAAATGACATACTAGACCAACAGTTCAGACACATTATGAATATGGATGAACACATGGACAGTATCATAGGCAAAGACAATGGTGATACTGTACGAAACATAATCAAATCTGAGGAGGAGTAATGCAAGACACATTTGTAGTGTATGAAAATCCTATCTTGCACCGAGAGAACAATGGTAGCGAGATAATATTATCTACGGATAATGAGGTACGCAATGTCATACCAGTACCAATCAACGATTGGCTGTGTGACTTATGTGGTGATGATGTACCTGTACAAACAGATGAAGGCAAGCCCATAGCTGTCTTTGTATATAACAATACAAAAGCCTTATGCTGGAATTGTACAAAAGAAGTAACCACATACGATACAGAACTATTGATGAGAATAGGTTGGTGTTCTTGTTGTACAGATAAAGATGCTAACAAGTGGCTTTATCACGAGAAGGACAACATGTACTATCCTATTGCTAAGTTCAATAGTGATGAACAATGCGATAGGTTCGGTGGTTTATTTGTAGAACAGACAGGTCAAGAACTTGTTTGTATCACAGGTGAACTCTCAGAACCTCTGCGAATAAACAAACAAGAAAGGTAGGTAAGTATGGCTGATACGGATGCGTATGAGCTGAAAGCTAGACATGTGGCTGTGACTACAGAAGTTCTAGCTTTCCTTAACTCCCTAGCATTGATGCATGGATATGACAAGTCTGTATATCCCATGTTCTTTAGTGTATACAATCTATACGATGTAGATACACGAGAGGACAAAGACAAAGTATATGCAGACAATCGTTATCCTGCAACGCTAATGATGTCACAGGTACATGACACGAGGAAAGATGTTCCTTGTGAGAAACACATACGAACGCTGTGGCGTGTTGTATGTCGTGGTCAATACGAAACAGATACATTACAAACACTTGATGTATGGATTGACCTACCGATAGAGGCATACGAAAGTTTGCCTGATGTACCTGAGAGTATGGTGATGTACGATACTTTCACAGACATGACAGAGCTAGACATCAAGCTAGGTAAAGGTGAAGTTCCTGTGTTGTCGCTTGAGGAACTACGCCAAAACGAAATGTTAGTAAGCGACATTGAACAATACTTGGGTGATGCCCAAGGGGAAGAGGAGTGACCATGAGTAAAATGGACATGAACCAAGCAAGTGAATTACAAATGTTAAGCAAGGCTGACTTTGTAAAAGAGTACGGACTAAGAAGCAAAGGTGGAGGCACAAGTGAATACAATACACAAATGTTCCACGATGCAGTTGCTATGGCTATAGATAATCCTAATAAGTTCATTAGGTTCTATAAATTCACAAGCAAAGAATACAAGGTAGTTAAGAGAAAAGGACAAGCATGTGCTCAGTTCGCTACTAAGTACTTCAAGACTGAAGGCTTAGATACATTCGTAGCTACAACAAGAAAAAGAGGTTATGGCGTTGAGGTGTTCTTAATCAACGAACAACCAACAACATAACATACAACTGAAGGGAGGTCATCATGGATTGCTGGGAACTAGCAAACAAGATGATTGGTGAGAGTAGGAGAGTGTTATTATACGGACCACCTGGTACGGGTAAAACATATGCAGCTACTACTTATAACCTAAACAAACAAAGTGTAGATGCTACTACACTAACAGAAGATAGTTCAGCTGCAGAACTAAGGGGTTTCTACCTACCCTCAAAGGAAGAGTTCAAGTGGCAGTATGGTACAGGTATCAATGCTTGGCTTAAAGGTGGTCGCCTTGTAGTCAATGAGATTGACCATGCAGGTGGTGATGTAAGTACTTTCTTACATGCACTACTTGATGACCCTGACTATGCATTCATCACGCTACCTAACGAGGAAGCTGAAGTAGTTAAACCTGCTGATGGTTTCAATGTGGTAGCTACCATGAACGGCACACCTGATATGCTTAACCCTGCACTAGCAGATAGGTTTCCTGTGAAGATTAATATCAACACAGTACATCCGAAAGCATTGGAAGTTCTAAGCAAAGACCTTAGAAAACTTGCAGGTGAGTTGGCTGTAGCCACAGATGAACGCAGAACTTCTATTCGTTCTTGGATAGAGTTTGACAAGCTACGTAAGAAATACACCTCTGAGGTTGCTGCACATGCAGTCTTTGGTAAGAACAGAGGACAAGACTTACTCATAGCTTTGGGTAGTGAAACAGAGATAGAATAATGTTTTTCCCCGAACAACACATAGGTGGTTTGTGGGATATCTCTGAACACGAAAAAGATACAACCATTATAGATAAGAAGAAACGGAAGGCACTTACACCTACCGATATGACACCTATCTACAAGTATGACAAAGATACTGTATGGGATTATACAAACATTACAGGTCAGGTTGTTAGGATAGAAGGCACGAAGTGTGACATGCGTAAGTCATTATGTAGAGCTATGGATAGTAGGTCTTACAAGAATGGTATATGCGAACATCATACTGTCGTGTTCAACTATCTCAACAGAGAAGCATACTCATGGGATAAATCTTATACGCACAGACAACAATGGATGTCGTATAGCTATGGTCGTTTCTTTGACAAAGCATACAAGAACAAACTGGATATACAATATGAATTGGATTGTACAAGTTACAATGTATATGCAAAGCTAAAGATAGCTCCACCTGACACAATCATAACACTAGACATGCTACGAAATGCTAGTGCATACCTTGATTTGCAGAAGGAACTACCAAAGGTAAGGAAGTATGATGGCTTTACAGAGCTAGACTACGATAGTGTATATAGTCTGCTAAAGCACATACACCTTGAGCAAAAGTATTGGTGGTATGATAACAAGCTGATTGACATAGCTAACATGACTGACACAGGTAAGTTGGTCATACTATCTAAAGTACTCATGGCATTGTCCAAGAATACAGATGAAGCTATCGTAGAGTTGTACTACGAGTTAGTCAATTCTATTTATGTACCACAAGTGGTAAGGCAAGTACTAGGAGAGTTGCACTCAACTTTGCGAGATAGTAGCAACGCTGACTACAAAGTACCACTCATACAAGCAGATGGTACGATTGTCAAGGTTACAAGTGCAGAGTTCTTACTTATGCAAATGCCTACAGTTACACCTGAAGGTCTAAGAGATATCAAGGAAAAGGTAGATATACTTATTCATTGTATGGGTAATGCTTGTCATGCATACAACTATATGCAAGAAGGCATTTACAAATATGGAAAGATAACCAATGCCCGATACAAGAAAGCTGCACGCTATCTTGCACAGGGTATGAATTATGCAAAGAGAAATGTTAGTTCTACATCTCGTATGTCTAACATGACATCTTTTTCCAATATGCTTAAGTACATTGATGAGGACACAGCAAACTTCTTAGCAGACAAAAACTCTGAGCTTGGTAAGTTGAAAGCAGACCACGAGTTCAGAACATTTAACGCTAAGTATGTTAAAGGTGCTAAGTACAACAATGCACTGGTAAGTGGTGGTAAGCCAATCACAGCTACCCGTAGTGGTAGAGAATACTACTGGGGTGATATGGCTATTATCAATGAACCACTTACACAAAACCTCAAGCATAGACTTAGAGGTGCAACTCATAAACCTAATGAGTATGGTGTGATACCACATTACACCGACAGATACTTTAGTGACAAGCGATTGTTCAGAGTAAAGAAAAACATTAAGGGTGGCACAGTTCTCATAGATGCTAGTGGCTCTATGAGTTTATCTGAAGATGACATATTCAAGATACTCGAGGAACTACCTGCTAGTACAGTAGCCATGTACTCAGGTACTTCAGGTTACAACAGTTCAGAAGCTAGAGGTGGTGGTGATGGTGAGTTATGTATCATCGCCAAAAACCAACGCATGGTTTCTACTCTACCTGAAAGCCTACTTGAAAATGTCATTGACTATCCTGCACTACTATGGCTATCACGTATGCCTAAGCCTAGGATATGGGTTAGTGATGAGGAAGTTACCATGCTTACTAGAAATGGTAGAGGTAGCTTATCCGAAGCTAATGCTATTCCCGAAGGTAAGGAACAATGCATGAGGGTAAAGAAACAGGCAGGAATAATCACACTATCAGACATAGAAGCAGTAGTAGATTTTGCAAAATCTATGAAACGACATTAACAATGGTAAACTATGGGTAGTGGGAGTTTCCTCCTTTCGCCCACTAATTACCTCAAGGGGTACGCACGCAAGTGCGTACCCCTTTTTTTTTGTTTCATACGCGTATTCTGCGTATTCTTTTTTATTTTTTTTTACGCGTATTCTGCGTAAGTCTGACTACAATGATTACTATGAAAGATATATACAAAGACTTGATTAGTGAGGCAAGTAATACTTACACATGGTTAGATAATATTTCTGATGAGTGTAAAGAATTTCTATCTCAGTTATCAGTACACATAAAAGCAGGCAACAAAGCTAACGCCACAAAGCTACAAGAAATACTAGAACGCGAGTTCGAAGTAAAGGTTAGCCACAGTACAGCTAACAGGTGGATTAGACAACAGTACAAAGAAAGCAGTATCAATGAGTAAGGATAAAGAAATAGCTAAGCTACTTGCAGAGGTAGAGAGCGAACAAATCAAAGAGCTACAAGATACCAACATTAGATTGCTGAAACGCATAGACAAACTGCGTTCAAAGAAAGAACAGTATGTAGAGGCTTTGACACAAGCCATTACAGATAACTTCAGTACTCTAAAATTACCACCGATTACGGTGCCACCCCACAGTAAGAAGCGAGGTGGTAAAGAAATATGCGTACCAATTATCAGTGATATACAGTTGGCTAAGACTACTGCTACATACAATACAGAGATAGCAGAACAAAGAGTTGACTTGTATGCAGATAAGATTATAAAACTTGCTAGGTTACATAGGGCTACTACGCCAGTTGACAAGTGTGTTGTGCTTGCAGTAGGGGATATAGTCGAGGGGGAACTTATATTCCCTGGGCAGGCACACGAGATAGATGCCTCATTGTATAGACAAGTTACTGTAGATGGACCGCGTATCATGTATAACTTCTTTGCAAAACTACTATCAGAGTTCAAACAAGTAGAAGTTGTATGGGTAATCGGTAACCATGGTGCATTAGGTGGTAGGTCTAGGCGTGACTATAATCCTGAAACCAATGCTGACCGCATGCTAGGTAAGATATTAGAGACAATGTTTGCTAATGAAAAGCGAATTAAGTTCATAGTACCTGACGGAGACAAGCAAAAGAATTGGTATAAGGTGGTAAATCTTGGAGAGAAATGCAAGATTTTATGCTTTCATGGTGATAACATTAGAGGTAGTATGGGTCTACCTTTTTACGGGTATAATAAAAAGGTGCTAGGTTGGAAAGCCTTAGCATCAGCTGGTCTTATGGAAGACTTTACTCACGCTGTCTGCGGACACTATCACACACCTACATCCCTATATCTTAATGATGTAAGGCTATGGGTAAATGGTTCTACAGAAAGTCACAACGCATATGCACAAGAACAACTTGCTGCTATGGGTAGACCTTCACAGTTTACTTTGTTTGTTAAACCTGACAAAGGTGTAACAGCAGAGTACCTAGTTAATCTAGAGGAGTAGTATGTCACATATATGTATGTATTGCGGTAAGGCTTTGTTTGTAAAGCAAGGTTCTTTAATGTGTACAAATATGACTTGCAAATTGTTTCGTGTAGAACAGTTTGATTTAAGTCAACAAAAAATATTAGTTAAGTAGTTGGCATAAAAACCAACAGTGTATATTCTTATGCATGACATAAGGGAAGGAGACACATGTCATTTAATCTAGAAGAATACGAGTTAGTTGAAGATAGGCTCAAAGCATATTGGAAAGATAATCCATACGGAAAAATAGAAACCGAAGTAGTACATATAACTGAAGATGGTAAGTGTGTAACTATTAAGGCTAGTGTGTATGTACATGCTATGACTGACGTTGGAGACCATACCTTAATACTTGTAGCTACAGGTATAGCACAAGAAACACAAGGACAAGGTGGCTTTGCTAATAAAGATGCATGGGTAGAAAACTGTGAAACATCTGCTATTGGTAGAGCTTTGGCTAACTGGAAATATCAGGGAAGTAATAAAAGACCATCTCGCCAAGAGATGAGCAAAGTAGGAGGTAGTAATGCTACGCAATCGAACACCACAGAAGCTGGGAAGTTTGATTCCAAATGGGAAAAAAAGAAGAAAGAATTAATCGAGACTAAGGTCAACACGGACAAGTCTGATAGTTCTCACCAAACGCCTTCCCAAGAATCAGGCTTGTCTAGTGTTGAGGATGTATTAGATGAGGCAGGAGTAGCCTTTACTGAAATCCCAACACACGATAATGGCGTAAAGAAATATGATGAGAATGGTGTGCCTACATGTAGATGTGGTAAGCCTATCATCATTGTAAGACCTGAAGAAAAGAAATCAGAGAAGTCACCCGACATGAGATGTAGTGGTGCAGGTTTCTGTACTGAAGGTGATACTGTAAATGGTAAGACCTTTGCTAAGTCTTGGTGGTTAGATAATGCTAAGACACCTAAGGAATATCAAACACATTATCATAAGGTAATACAAAAGGAGAAAGAACTTCTCGCAAGAGATGTTGAAGATATAGGACCGGACGAAGCTCCGTTCTAATCCCTACAGGGTAGTAAGAAAGACCCTCTTCGGAGGGTCTTTTGTTTTACTTACTAATTTGTTTTTTAGCGTATGTCTTTACTACTGCTAATGCAGCACCACCACCAGCTAGAGCAGCTAACTGAATTGTCTCAGCTTCTACACCAACTAATGGAGCAACAGTCAAAGCACCGATGAATGCTTCAATGAAGGTCCAAGCGGTTCTTTCTAACATGTCTTTTAAGTCATCACTCATTTTATAACTCCATGCTTCGTTCCAAGGAGTCCACCCTACATCCTTCTTGAATGTACCGTCTTGGTTTCTTCTTCTATTATTCTTTTCGAATAAATCTGACATTAGATATCGCCTAGGTATTTAGCTCTTCTAAAACTTAACTGTTGACTTTTCTTTAA